GAATTACGTAATCCTAAGCATTGGAGCGGTGGGCATACTCCTTTCACTTACATGGGCATGCCTGCGGTTTTGGAATACGCGGAAGAACCTAAAGACTGGACAACGCTCTGGGCTGAGTCGGATGTCCCGTGGGATGGGGACACTGATACTCCTAAGGAAAACGGCTTCTTCCCAAAGTGGGACGGTGAAGCCTTATTTAAAAGAAGAAGCGAAGTCACCCCATCAACCTGGGCACTCGTCTACCAGCAAGAAGACATTCAAGAAGACTCCATCTTCCCACCAATACTGGTTGCGGGAAGCACTAACGGAGCACGTAAAAAAGGAATCTTACAAAGAGGTGCTGTAGGACATCCTACACAAATTGAAACTCATACTGTAATTGGCTTTGACCCTGCTATGGCTGGTAACGCTGCATTTGTAGTAGTTGCTTATAACCGAGCAGATGGAAAGATTTATGTTCTTGATTGTGTAAACATGTCAGAACCAACACCACAAAAGATTAGGGCGACAATTGAAGAACTGGTTCAGAAATACAAACCGCAAGAACTACGGGTCGAAATCAACGCCCACCAAAAAGCCTACTCACTCGATGATGAATTACGAAACTGGCTTGCTTCTTACGGCGTTCGGCTTGATGCTCACTTTACAGGAAAAAATAAATGGGACACATCCTTTGGAGTTGCGTCAATGTCTACACTGTTCGGGACTGTGCGAGAAGAAAAGTTTCAGAGAAACAATATAATCGAACTACCTTCATCAGAAAACTCTGAAGGCATTAAGGCTTTGACTCAACAATTGTTGACTTGGAAACCTGATACTAGAGGCAAGACAGACTGCGTTATGGCTTTATGGTTTGCAATTATTCGCTGCCGCGAACTTATGCAAAATGCTAATCGTGGTGCATCACATGCTTATAACCGATGGGCTACACGTTCTCAAAAAGATAGACGTGGTTCAATTAATTTAGACGAAGCCTTTGCAGAGCAATGGCAAGAAACTTACGGATAGGACAACAATGGCATTAACAATGGAGCAAGTGGCAGCAAGGGTTAGTTCTCTTCGCCATAGAAGTCGTGAACGTGATGCTCGCAGCCTTGATGTTCTTGCTGTGCGCAAGGGACATATTTCTGAAGTCTATCCTGAATTTTTTCCTGAAGGCGTAGATGCAAACGTAGTCGCTAACTTTATTGATATTGTAGCCCGTGACCTTTCAGAAGTTATGGCTCCGCTACCAGCAGTTAACTGCTCAGCAGCAAACCAAGTATCAGACCGTGCTCGTCAATTTGCTGACAAGCGCACTCGCATTGCTTCTAATTATTTCCAACACTCTGACCTATCAGTCCACATGTATTCTGGTGCTGACTGGTATTTAACATACGGTTTCGTCCCTTTCATTATTGAATTAGACGAAGAAAGCAAACTGCCACGTATCCGCATAGAAAATCCAATTGGGGCTTACCCAGAATTTGACCGCTATGGACGTTGCATCGCTTTTGCAAAACGCTACACACAGACTTTGGGTGAATTGGTTTCTCAATTCCCAGAGTATGAACTTCAGTTGCTAGGTTCTGAAAGATATAACCAGAACTTAAATGCTGAAATTGAAATGATTCGCTACTACGATAAAGACCAATCAATTGTTTATGTGCCTACAAGAGATAATTTAGTTTTATCTTTGGCTGCAAATCCAATTGGTAAAATGATGGTTGTTGTAGCGCGTAAACCATCTATTGATGGTGAAATGCGTGGACAGTTTGATGATGTTCTAGGCATCCAGTTGCTTCGTAACAGGTTCGCATTACTTGCGATGGAAGCAGCAGAGAAGTCAGTTCAAGCACCAATTGTTCTACCGCAAGATGTTCAAGAACTACAACTTGGTGGAGATGCAGTTATTAGAACTGCTAACCCAGCAGGTGTGCGCCGTGTTGAGTTGTCTATACCAGCAGGTGCATTTACAGAACAGAACATTCTAAATCAAGAACTGCGTGTAGGTTCTCGTTATCCTGAATCAAGAACAGGAAACATTGACGCATCTGTTGTTACAGGACAAGGCGTTCAGGCTCTTATGGGAGCGTTTGATACACAAGTTAAATCAGCACAAGCAATTTTTGCTGCATCTCTTCGAGATATTATAACTATCTGTTTTCAGGTTGATGAACTTATATTTCCTGAAACAAAGACTATTCGTGGTGTAGACGCTGGTTCTCCTTATGAAGTTGAATACACACCAACAAGAGATATTAAGGGTGACTACTCTTGCGATGTTCGCTATGGGATGCTTGCTGGTCTTAACCCAGCACAAGGACTTATCTTTATGCTACAAGCACTTGGTGGCGGTTTAATTTCTAAAGACATGGCTATGCGTGAACTGCCATTTGGAATTAACGTAACTCAAGAGCAAGAAAAAATTGAAATTGAAACTATGCGTTCTGCATTAATTAATTCTATTCAGGCATACACACAAGCCATTCCACAGATGGCAACACAAGGACAAGACCCAAGTTTAATTATTAAACGTATTGCAGATGTAATCAAGGGACGTAGAACTGGGAAAAATATAGAAGACATTATTGAAGATGTCTTTGCCCCACAGAATCCTCCACCTGGTGCTACTCAATCGGTTGAGCAACCTGTCCCCGTTGCTCCTGAAGCGCCAGTTGGAGGCGCTCCTTCAGAACAACAAGCAAGACCAGATATGCAAACACTATTATCACAATTAACTTCTGGTGGTAGAGCAACTGGAAGCGTTGGAATAAAACAACAAAGAGCAGTTTAAAATGGCTGCTAGAAAAAAAAGAGTTATAACTGTTAAGGATGAAAGATATACTCCTTTAGAAATGTATGCTATTTCAATAAACGAGTATTACAAAGCATTACGTAAGGCTGGATTTTCTGTTGAGTTATCTTTAGGAATTTTAGAAATTCGTGCTGCATATCCTGATTGGCTACTTCCTGAAATACCTAATGTAATTGACCCTTTTGAATATGATGAGGATGAGGACTAATGGAACAAGGCGGATACCGCAAGCCCGAAAATCCTGCACCAGTAAGTGGACCAGGAGCATTATCACAACGCACTGATGGTGGACCATCTCAACCTGCTACATATATTCCTGGACTTCCATATGGCGAAGGTCAAGCAACGTATGACCAACAAGTTGCAGCACCTATGGCTAGTTCTCAACAGCCAATGGTTGAGGTAACTCCTTTGATGGCTCCAACTTCAAGACCAAATGAACCTGTTACTGCTGGTGTAAATATTGGTGAGGGTGTTGGCTCAGAAGCAATGATGGACCGACCTGGGCAAACAGGAAGCCTTACAGATACTTTAAGAGAACTTATTAGATTTGACCCAACAGGAGAAACAGAATTAATTTATAGAGCATTAGTTGACGAAGGCTACTAATGGCTAATACAATAAATTTTGTTGTAGCAAAAACAAACCCTAATCTTTATACGGCAGCAAAGCAAAGCAATATCAACGATGCTCAAAAACTGCAGTTAGAAGAGTTTAGTTTTACTGTTCAAAAAAATAAAGAGTTAATGAAATTGCCTACTGCAGAAGCAAAAAAAATATTTTTTGATTTAGAACCAGAAGCACAAGAAAAAATTAAATATCTTTATCCTAATGCTGCTTATGCAGAAGAAGATGACACTACAAAAGAAAAAGTAATTGGTGGTGTTGTTGGTGTTGGTAAAGGTTTAGCATCTCCTTTGATTGGTTTATTTAGTGCATTAGGTAAATGGACTAGGGCTATTAATACTCCATACCTAGCGGTGCGTCAGGCTGCACAAGGTGAAGGTTTATTTAATAAACAAACTTGGGGTGACGCTTGGGAAGGTCGTAAAGTTTATGACCAAGGTGCTTTAAATCAAGCAATTGAATACTTTGGTGCAGAGCGCGTAGAGATTGCTCAGGGTTTAATTGCTGGATTAAAGCCAGGTGAGATTGTTGCTAAAGGTGGAGAACTAAATGCTAACAAACTTAAAGCATTAGAAGAATTATACAACGACCCTAAATTATTTAAACAAGTAAGAGATGCTGTAAGTTATTCTCAAGTATCTCCTGGTCGCGATATATTTAGAATGTTTGACACTAAACCAACCAAAGCGCAGGTTTTATCTGGGGAAGAAGATTACATTGATAAGGGACAAAAATTTGGTTCTGGGGTAATTGATTTTACATATCAAATTGTTGTAGACCCATTAACTTATTTAACATTTGGCACAAGTAAATTATTTACTGGAGTTAAACAAGGCGAAAAGATTGCAAAACAAATTCAACAATTTGGTCCTGCTGGAGTTAAAGATGTTTTTGTAAAGTATCCTGGGCTTGCAATGTTATGGGATGATGCTGGTAAACGGCTAGAAAACATAAGAGAATTACCAGCAGGTTCTGCTGAACGTTCAACTGCTGTTAGAGAATTTAAAAAAGATTTTCCAACATTTAACGAAGATGGCGCAATTGAAGGATTACTTAAAACTGAAATTGTTGATGCTAAATCTGCTGTTGGATATTTTAGTCTAGCAGAAAATACAAACCTTTTATTAGGTGGTCGTGTTAATGGAATTCAATATTTCCGTAATGGTGTAGCAGTAGCACGTGACCAACGCCGTTTAGGTATGGGATTAGGTAGATGGATTGATAGTTATCTTAATCCAAACACACGTAATATTGCTGAACGTAATGAACAAGGTCAAGATGCTATTGATATTATAAGCAAACTTGGCAAAGATGGTGAATTAATTGCAGATGATATTTCTGATATTAAAAAATTCTATAAAGAAATGTCAATTAAAGAAAAAATTGCTCAAAGATTTACACGCAGTCCTCAAGGTGGGGTAATTTTACTTGGAGAAAATGCAATAAAAACTGCTGATAACTTTAGAGCAGTTGCTCGTCAAATTCTTCCACGTGATTTGGCTGATTTTGTAACTCAAAGATTTGTTGCTGCAGAAGCAAATGACCAAGTTGTTATAATGCGTAATATGTATTATGCAATTGCACAGCGTTTTGGTCTTGATGGACATCCAGATGGTCAAAAACTTATTAAGACTATGCTTGAAGAAAAGTTTGGTAGTGCCGAAGGTCTTTCAATTGTAAGTCAATTAAAAGTTAACTCTAAATTTGCTGATGAAGTTGGTAAAGTTGGATTAAAAGTTAGCGATGAAGGACTTCTTTATGAATCATCTGGCATTATACATCCTTTCCAAGAGGCTGGCGCTATAGGTTCTTTAAATTATATTGAAATAGCCCAAATGGCTGGTCAGATTAAAAGCAAAAAGAATCTTATTTCTGCTGCTGGTGGAGTAACACAACTTAAACTAGCCGATGATTTAGTTAACGCATGGTCTGTGCTTACTTTGTTTCCACGATTAGGTATACGAAGCATGATTGATGAATCATTTATGTTTCTTTTAACCGCACCTGCAAAAGAAGTATTTGAATTTGCAACCCGTAAGGGTCATAAACTAGGCAAGATGGCTACAAGATATACAGGTAGCCAAAAAGCCGAACCATTGCGTGAAGGATTAAAAAAGTATATTGGTGCAAAAAGAATTTCAGATACATTTACTTCAACACAATGGGGTGAGAAACGTTCTGCACTTGCTGCTAAGGGTGAATTTGTTAGCGATGAACTTGTTAGCCAATTAGATGTTGCATATGGCATGGCACAAGACGCTGTAATGCCATTTACAAATAGAACATTGTTTCCAAGTATTTCAGGTGATGAAGCAAACTTTATGGTTGAAGGTTTAGCACATAGTGCTGTCTTACTTAATGCATCAACACGTTCTATTGCTGGTGCTGCTAGCATTACTGGTAAATTAGAAAAAGAATTATTAGAAGAAATTGTTCCATCTAGCAGTTATGATTTAATGTTAAAAGATATTGACGCGGTAACTGGTGGTAGCGGATTTGTAACTACAGAAGAACTTGCTAGGTCAAAAGTCTATGGTGGCAAAGGAATTGCTGCTGTTCATTTTGGTGGTTTTATTAGACGTTTTTATGGAAACACAAAAAGTCTTTCAGGCAAGAATGGAAAATTGTTAGTTGACCCACCTGCAGTTTTCTTTGCAAACAATGGATTAGAAACAGCGGCTGATTTTCGCAAAGCAAAAGACCAACTATTGTTATCTATTGGTATTAGACGCAATACAGAACTAGTTGAGCAAATTGGTGAAGATGGCGTTAAGTTAATGTCACCTAAATATGGTTTTGTTATTGAAGATGAAGGCGCTGTTCGAGAATTTCTTCAAATGTCATCAAGAAGCAGTGAGTTAAATCAAGCAAAAGTATTACCAGTAGATATTGCGGTAGACCAAGTTGACCGTATTCTTCTCGATTCTTATACAACCTTTCATGGCACAGCAGAAGGATTTAATGCTAACTTGTTAAAGATTGTTCGTGACAAGTATGATGAACTTAGTGTATTAGAGAAAAAAGCACAAAAAATTATTCCTGATAAGTGGCATAAGGCTGTTAAATCTGTTGACTGGGATACTTTCCAAGATGCTACTGTTGGTTTTCAACCTAAAGGTAGAATGTGGACAGACTTACAGATACCTGGTTTAACCGAAAACTTTGAAAACGTATTAAAGACATATGGCAATAGAGCCTTTGAACTAATGGACCGTCAAGTAACTGCTGGCTTCCGCCAGCCAGTAGTAATGCTTGCCTATGTTCGTATTAGAAAGAACTTACAAAAGATACAAGCAGATGAAACTAAAAAAACAATTGCTAGAGCAATTGATGACTTAGGTCCAGGAGCAAGCAAGGGACAAATTCTTTCTGTTACAGAGAATGTAACTGAAATGGTTACACGTAAGTATGTTCAGATTGCTGTTGAACAGGCTGCAGATGGTGTATTAAAGTTTGCTGATAACCCTAATGTGCGTTCAAACTTTGCTTTAGCGCAACGTAATACTAGCCGTTTTTTCCGTGCTACTGAAGACTTCTATCGCCGTGTGTATCGCTTACGCGATGTTCCGTTAAGAGTTTTATATAGAACTAGATTGATGCATTTAGGTTTAAATGCAAATGGACAGACTTATCAAGATGCTAATGGCGACCCTTACATTATGATGCCAATGGATAACATTATATTTAAAACTGTTGATAATAGTGTCCGTGCATTAGGCGGAAATCAAGCATTTAAGCAACCACTATTTAATGACTTTACTTTAAAGTTAAAGTTAATGAACCCATCATTTAGCCCTGATGCTGGTGTGCCTACACTATCTGGACCTATTGCTGCTCTTGGCGTATTAGGAACAAAGGCTTTGCTTGGTAAAACTGGCACAACAGGAAAACTTATTGGCGAAGAACTAGATAACTTTGCACTAGGTAATATTGGTGAAGGCATGGATATTACACGTGCTGTAGTTCCATCACTTCTGCAAAAGAGTTTTGCTATCTTGAACAAAGATGAAAAGAATAGACAAGAAGCAACTGCTGCTATGCAGGCAATTGCCTATAATGCTTCACAAGGTATTGGTATAGATGTTAACGCTACACCTCAAGAAAAAGCAGACTATCTAAAGCAGATTCGTATATCTGCACACAACATCTTAGTAATGCGTAGCGTATTAGGTATGCTATCTCCAATAGCACCATCAACACAAGAAAGCATAGGAGTTCCTGACTATCTTAAAGAAGTAGGAATTACTGGATTGCGTTCTGAATTTTATGATTTAGTTGATGGTATAACTAAAAAATATAGTGGAGATGTTCAAGACCCATATGAAATGGCATTGGCTACTTACATTGGTAAAAACCCAGGCAAACTTGTTTATACAGTTGCAAGAGATAGCAAGACAACCAACCTTGTTATATCTAAAACAAAACAATTAAAAGAATGGGCTATATCAAACAAGGGTCTAATAAATACTTATGGAGAAACAGCGTTTCTTTTTGCTCCTAATACTGGAGATTTTGATGCTGCTACTTATTCTTGGTTAGAAGCCGCTGGTTTAATTGAAAGCAAGAGTGTTGAAAAATACTACACAGATATTCTTGTATCAGAAGACAAGCAGGCTTATTACAATATAGGTCGAGATGAAAAAGAAGCACTTAGAAACATCAACGATGTTAATGCACGTAGAACTATTATTGCTAATTCAACAACGGCACGTTCAAATCTTAAACTATCTAATCCTTTATTAGAAGCAGCATTGACTGCAGGTGGAAATGAGATAGCCTCTGAAGAACTAATGCTTAATAATTTAGAAAGCATGTTGGCTGCTGCAGATGTAAATATACCTGATGCTACCCGCAAGAAAATGATTGCCGTTACTTCACAGGTTAGAGAATTTATTAATCTATCAGTTGATTCAACAGCACGTAGGTCAAGTAATTTTGCATCAGTTAAACGTGAACGTAAACAACAAATTGAAGAATTGATTGCTAGTCTTTCAATAAATGATTTAATGTTAAAGGAAGCAAATCGTGCAATATTCAGAGCAATACTTAATTACTACTCACGCGAAAATTACGTTGCAATTCAGGGAGGATTCTAATGGCTACACCAAATGATGATGCAATTAAATTTTTGCAATATGCAGATGCAGAATACTCACGTAGAAAACCTGACGCTAAGATTACAAACTTAGAAAAACTTAATTCACGCTATTTGCTTAATCAGTATGATTCATGGAAAGATGTGTATGATTCAGCCCTTAGAGATTATTACGCAGCAGGCGGAGAGTCTACTGAGTTAACAAAGTATTCTCCCAATATTACAACAAAAAAAGAAAAGACTGCTGCTTCTACTAAAGCAGAAGAAGATGCTCTTCGATTTAAGGCTGACCCATTTCAGAAAGAAATTGAAGCAAAACAATTAGTAACAACGGTTGACCCTAATACTGGTAAGACATTTGTTTCTGGTGAAGGTGGAACTGAATTATTTTTCTATGGAAAGTATCAACCACGTATACCAAAGAAAACAGAACGTGGAACAAACATCCAGGCATATTCTGATTTTGGGCAACTTAGAAGTCAAATCCTATCTGATGCTGCTAAGAATGGAACAACCAATAAACTCTTTGAAGATTTATATAAACAAAGATTAATATCAAGAACAACTTTTGATAGTAAGAATTCTGCAAATGATGATTTCAACAAAGGTCTTGTTTATGTATTACGTGAATACTCAGTTAAAGTTCTTGACGAGCATCAGTTAAACGTTAAACTTAACAAGCCAACAGTTGATGCTCCTATATTCTCTGATTATTTAAATAAAGAATTTGGTGGTTTAGCAGAACCAATAACAACATCTACCCCAGAAACATCAACTACTTTACGACATGATGCAATTGATGATGTTAACCGTTACTTTATGGTTAACCTAGGTAGAGGTGCAACTAAACAGGAAAAAGATTTATACTATAAAGAACTGCGGGATGCTGAGCGTAAGGCTGTAAGAACTAGTTCTGTTACAAGAGATGCATTAGGAAATGTCATTAGTGCTAATACTACTGGAGAATTACTTACAGATATAGACCGACAATTTATCTTTGGCAAGATTGCTGCTAAAGCAATTAAAGGTAGTAACCTTGAAATACTTTCTAGGTCAGGTGGTAAAGCCGCTCAAGATATTTCTGACATTATGAACTATGCAAATAACTATGGAGTTATGTTAACTCAACAAGATGCTATGGAATATGTAGCATCTAATTATAAAAAAGGCACTGACAAAACCTCAACTGAGTCAAAGATTAGAGAAATATCTAAATCAATATACTCTGATTTTGCAGATAAAATATCTGACCAAGTAAGTGTTAAAAGTCTAGCAGGAAATTATATTTACAATAAAGCACGTATTTTAGAATTAGATGATAATTCTATAAATGTCTTTGACAAAGATATAAACGATGCGTTATTAAATAAAACAAGCATGACTGATTTTAATAAACAACTTAAATCTAACCCTGCTTGGGGTAAGACTAAGAATGCAAGAGAAGAAGCAAGTAGTTATGCATACAGTATTCTTTCGTCATTCGGATTAATGGGGTAAACAATGGTTGAATATATGGATGCTTTCCAAAGAGCAATGAGAAACAAAAACCCTAATCCAATGGCTAATCAAGGTGTAGTAACACCTAAACGTTCTGCGTCTAAAATTACTACACCAGATAACACAGCATTTGGATTATCATCGGGACAAACATCTGACCTTACAGAAACAGAAAAAAACATTTTTGGTGGTTACACAACTAAAACTGGACTTGAAATTCCTGGTAAAGACCCTGACAAAGACCTTGATAAAAAAACTGACACACCTCAAAATGACAATAACCAAGATAGACGTGATGCGTTTGCTTTAATAGAAGAACTATTTCGTTCATATGGTCTTGAAGAACTTGTTCCAGTAATTACAGGATACATGAAAAGTGATGTTGGTCCTAATGAAGCCAAGGTATTATTAAAACAAAATGAAATTTATAAAACAAGATTTAAAGGTAATGAATTACGTTTAGCAAAAGGTTTAAATGCTTTAAGCGAATCGGCATACTTAGCATTAGAAAATGATTATACAGAAACACTAACCTCTTATGGTTTGTCTGATTATTTTGGTCCTAGTGTAGGTGTTGCAGGTCGTAAGGCAAAAATAGAAGCAATGTCTAATGTTATAGGTGGAGATATATCTGCCGTTGAATTTAAAGATAGAATAAAGACTGCTGTTACTAGAGTTAAAGATTCAGATGCTGGCACTAAAGATGCGTTTAGAAGTCTATATGGTGTTACAGATACAGATTTAGTTAAATACTTTTTAGACCCTAAGATTGGTGGCGAACAATTAAAGCAGAAAGTAACTGCTGCTGAAATTAGTGGTGCTTCTTTGAACGCTGGATTAGGTCTAACATCGTTAGGAAGTGCAGAAGAACTTGCTAAGTTAGGCATTACTAAAGCAGCGGCTCAAGTTGGATATGAAAACATTTCTGGATATCTTCCAAGAACTACAAGTCTTGGTAATATTTATAATGAAACTGGTATTCAATACACCAAAACTACTGGTGAAGAAGAAGAGTTTAAAGGTCTTGCTTCTGCAAAACGCAAGCGTGAACGGTTAAAAGAACTAGAAACTGGAACCTTTAAGGGTTCATCTGGGACAAACAAGGTTTCTCTTGCCCAGAAAACTGGTTCTTTCTAACAAATAGATTCCTGTGTGACCGACCAGCCCACACGGTGTATAAGACTGGTAGCAAGAGCCAGACCGATTCCCCGATTGGAACCTGTGGCTTGCGACTAACAACGAATAGAAGGGTGGGTTGCTATGAGCAACAACTACTGGGATGAAGACGAAGACGACTTAGATACAGAGTCGGACACACAATTGGATGGCAGTGACTTACTTAAAAAGTTACGCAAAGCCAAGCGTGCAGATGAAAAGCGTATCAAAGAACTCACTGAGCAACTTGAGGGTTTTTCCAAGGTGCAGCGTGAGCGTATAGTTAAAGAAGTCCTAGAAAAGAAGGGCGTAAATGCTAAGGCTGCTCGCTTAATTCTGAAAGATATTGACGATGTAAACGAAGAGTCAGTTAACCTTTGGCTTGACGACAACGCCGAACTATTTGGAATTAAAGTAGATGCACCAGAGCAAAAGGCAAATGAAATTGACCGTGCAGCCTTGCGTCAGCAAGATGCACTAACTTCAAATGCTTTAACCCCTGATAGAGCGGAAGACTTAAGTCTTCGCATTGACAATGCAGATTCAATGGATGCATTGCTCAATGTCCTTCGCTCACAATAATTCCGTTCATAGTCACTTGGAGGTGACGAAATGGCTAACGCCTTCGTATCAACAGGTTCATCCTCACTAGGAGGAACCGCTGGTTCGGCTGGTTTAGTTCAGAAGGCATATGACCGCCTTCTAGAATTCGCTCTCCGCTCAGAACCCCTAATTCGTTCTGTCGCAGATAAGCGCCCAACCAATCAATCAGTCCCTGGTTCAACAGTTGTTCTACAACGCTACGTTGACCTATCTGCTGCAACTACAGCCCTTACAGAAGATGCTGACCCAGATGCAGTAGCAATGTCTACACCAACAACAGTTACAATTACTCTTAACGAGTATGGTAACTCCGTTCTTGTTACACGCGCTTTGGAACTATTCAGCCTTGCTGATGTAGACCCAGCGATTGCTAACATCATTGCATTCAACCTTGCAGATTCAATTGACTCAGTAGCAATGACTACTCTTCGTCAAGGAACAAACGTAATCTACTCAGGTTCAACTGCAACATCAACAGCAACAATTACTGCTGCTGCAACAATTTCTTCTGCTAACATTCGCCGCGCTGTGGCAAAGTTACGCGCTAACAAGTCAGTTGCTCGCAAGGGCAGCCTTTACTGGGCTGGTATCCACCCAGAAGTTTCACACGACCTTCGTGCTGAAACAGGTTCTGCTGGCTGGTTGCTTCCAAACCAATACGGTTCTGCACAAGACCGCATCTGGGCTGGAGAAATTGGACAATACGAAGGTGCATACTTCGTAGAATCTGCTCGTCTATACAACGCAACAGATGGTGCTTCATCAGCACGTAACTACCGCACAATTATCTGTGGACAACAAGCACTTGCTGAAGCAGTTGCTGAAGAGCCACACGTAGTTATCGGACCAGTTGTCGATAAGTTGATGCGTCACCGCCCAATGGGTTGGTATGGCGTTCTAGGGTTTGCTCGCTACCGCGAGGAAGCACTATACCGAATCGAATCAGGTTCATCAATCGCTTAGTTGATTGAAGGTTGAGCAGTGAGAACGGCGAACACGACTCACTGCTTAACATTGAGTTCACTAAGGAGAACTAATGGCAGATTATATTTTTAGAACACCTATAGTCCGAGAAGGACCAATAGGTTTACATAGATTGTTTTATTTCTATAAGTTAAATGTAGCCGTCAGTATTGCTAAATCTGGTGGAACATATTCTCAAGTTCGTTATGTCCTTGATGACACAATGGATGACTATCAAGAATTCTATATTGGTGGACGTAACCATATAGTTAACGATGCTACTAAAGCAGCACTTATTGCTGGTGGTGTTGGAGTAACAGAAGCAAACTTTACAGCAGCATAAGGGGATATATGAAACACTGGGAATATCATCCAGTATATGACGAGACTTGCTTCGGATGTAAAGCGGGAACGCTTCAGATGAATGCAGGAGATGCAACAAGAGATATACCAGATAAGAAATGGAATGCAGAACTCCAAGCCTACAGAGATGCTAGGGACCAGGGTATGCAACCAGCAGGAACCAGTATGCGTCACATTCAGGAAGCATACAAAGCCTCAGAGACTTTAGGTAAAGCCTATAACTCAGAGACTATGCCTAAAGCAAAAGATATAAATACAAAATCCGTAGAAGTTCTCAAAGAGATAGGACAAATATAATGCCAATGGTCAATGGAAAGAAGTTCCCATACACAGCAAAAGGTAAGATGGAAGCCAAAATGGAAACCAAAAAAACTGGTAAGAAAATGGCTATGAAAAAGATGGCTATGAAGAAAATGGGTAAGAAGAAGTAAATGGCTAGTTACCTAGAGAACCTTATGAAAGAAGCCAAAGATTTTAAAAAGGCTTCTAACAAACGTTCAGAAGCCTCTTACAAAGGTGATACTTATCCGCCAAATGATATTGCTCAAGGTGGCAAGGGGCGTGAGTATTACGCAAACCAAGCAAATGCTGCCCGTCAAAACCAAGATGCACAATTTGGTCAGTTGATTGGTGCTCTTGTTCAAGGTCGCCGTTATGAAAACAAGACTGGAAAGCAGATTAAAAAGAATTGAAAGATTCAAGACTAAGTAGAGCAGGGGTGTCAGGGTTTAATAAACCTAAGCGCACCCCTAATCATCCTAAAAAATCACACGTTGTTGTTGCTAAAGAAGGCGACAAAATAAAGACTATTCGTTTTGGCGAGCAAGGTGCAAGCACTGCTGGCAAGCCAAAGGCTGGAGAGTCTGAAAGAATGAAAAACAAGCGTGCATCATTTAAGGCTCGTCATGGCAAGAACATTGCTAAAGGCAAAATGTCTGCAGCATATTGGGCGGATAAAGTAAAGTGGTAGCCAAGAAAAAAACAAAGTCTAAAGTAAACGCTGCTGGCAATTACACTAAGCCAACTATGCGGGCTTCTTTGTTTAAGAAGATTAAGGCTGGTTCTAAGGGTGGAGACCCTGGAGAATGGTCTGCTCGTAAGGCTCAATTGCTTGCTGTTGAATACAAAAAGGCAGGCGGAGGTTACAAGTAATGGCACTTGCTAAATCACAGCAGTCACTTAAGAAGTGGACTGAGCAGAAGTGGAAG